GGCGGGTTCTGGCACTGTCAGCCCGTGGCCGTTTATCCAGACCAGCGGCAAGTGGAATCTCTCATCGTTCAATCAATCGTATTTTGACAAGGTTGCCGCCGATGCCGACGCGGCGAAGGCGAATGGCATCTATCTCTCGGTGATGCTGTTTTTCGACTACGACCCGACCGGGACATATGGCTGGGCGACGTCCGTATGGAACGGCAACAACAACGTCAACGGGACCACCACGAGCAACCTCCTTGTCGAGCAAAGCGATCCCACGACGCTCTCTCTTCAAGAGGCGTACGTCGCCAAGATGCTCGATACCCTTGGTGCAAAAACCAACGTGCTCTACGAGGTCACCAACGAGGGGCATAACGATACGACGACTGCTGCCTGGCAGAGCACGATTATTGACTTCATCCATGCGTATCAGACATCGCATGGCTACCTGAAGCAGCCGGTCGGGATGTCTGCCCTTATCCCCACTGGATCGTCCTCCAGTCTGCTTGGGACGAACGCCGATTGGTTCGCGCCGAGCGAGAGTACATACATCAGCAATCCACCTAACGCGACTGGCGCGAAGGTGGCTCTAGTCGATACGGACCACGTATTCGGCATCGGTGGCGATGGAAACTGGCCGTGGCGGCAGCTTACGCGCGGGCAGGGCGGCACGCTCATCATGGATGACATGCGGGGCACCGGCCTTACTGGGATGCTCAATCTGGGCACTCAGTATCAGGCTATAGAAACGACAGAGCGGCTATCTCTCAAGGCGATTTCCACCGCGCTCACCCTCGTAAACATCACAACGATGCGGTCGGATCAGACTCTCGCGACGACTGGCTTTGCGCTCGCGGATGCACCGTCCGGTCAATTCGTGGTGCTGGCACCGACCGGGGGCACGTTCACGGTCAATCTGAGTGCTGCGTCCGGCAAGACGCTGCAAAGCACTTGGGTCAACGTCACGACTGGATCGTTTACGACATCCTCCACGTTGAGCGGGGGCAGTTCGGCTCAGTCATTCACTTCGCCATCTAGCGATGCTGTTCTGATCCTCGCGCCAACATCTTCCACGCCGATTGTCCACAACGCCTGCGTATCAGGTCAATGACAGGATTTCATTGTATGTCCCGTTCGTTCTTATCCGCACTCTTGGCAGGCGCGGTGCTGTTCAGCGGCACCGCCTATGCGCAGAACAATACGATTGATGCACGGCCTGGCATTACTCCGCCGGTTGCGACTGGCGATGAACTGCTCGTATGGGACATATCGACATCCGCCACGGTCAAGGCCACCGTTCAGCAGCTCTACAACCTGCTCCAAGTCGGAGGCGACTGCTCCGGCACGGGCGGCCCCGTGGTTTCCATCGTCTGCAATATGGACGCCTCCAAGATCACGTCGGGAACATTTGCCGCCGCTCGGCTTCCTGCCCCGACCAGCAGCACGCTAGGCGGTGTTGAGTCTGCGGCACCCGTCGCGCACCAATGGGTGCAGTCGATTTCCACGAGCGGCGTTCCCTCGACGGCTCAGCCATCGGCTGCCGATCTGAGCGACGGCACGCACAGCATGACGGGCGCTGATATTGGTAATGCCATCCGCAACGGCGCGGCTCCTACCAGCATTACCTCGTGCGGCACGTCTCCTAGCTTTGGCACACTGTCTACCGACTACGGCGGGACGGTGAATGTCGGGACAGGCACTGTCGTCGCTTGCACCATTAATTTTGCTGCGACGCATAATCCGATATTGCGATGCTGGATAGAGCCATCGAACGGTGCGCCGGTCGCCACGGCTACAGCCGTCACCACGACAGCACTTGTGGTGGCGTTCGCCACTTCTCTCGGTACCGGGCGATTTGATTATGGATGCACAAATTGAACCGGCGCAAGCTTCTGGGGGGCGCCGCTTGGGCGGTGCTCGCTGCCCATCCATCCGTGGCGCAAGTGCTTATGGGCACGGGTGGAAAGGTTGTCATCTGCGATGGGAACGTGCTGACTATTCCTCCGACACCGCCGCCAGATGTCATTGGTGGCGGTGGCGCCGGTTCGTTGCTTACCACACAGATTACGCTTACGAATCCAGCCGGGCAGGCCACTCAGGTCAATCCGTTCTTTTCGTTCGGCCTGCCAATTCCTCGCGGCGGATTTCCGAATACGGGATACAAGCTGGCGCTCTACAATGCGGCTGGCACAAGCAAGATTTCCGACTTGCAGACCGATCAGATTTCAAATGGATGGAAGCCGGATAATTCGGTCAATTATTGCGTCGTGAGTGGTTATGCCACGAGCACGACGCTGGCGGCTGGGGCGAGCGCGACATTCACCATCAAGGCGGACCCAGGCACGCCACCAACAACGCCAGTTTGCACGCTTGCTCAGCTCGCGGCTAATTCCGATATCAAGGCGGTTTGCAAGATCGGCGCCGATACCTACACTGTTTCTGTCAATACGATCAGGACGGCATATGGCGCGCCACCAGGCGGTGTTGGTTATCCGCAGGGGCTGACCTATGCGTGGAAGAACGGCCCATATGCGAACGAATGGACGTTCGGGCAATATCTGAAGCGCGATAGCGACGGTGCTTCGCATCGTTGGCTGTTCCTGAAACTTTACGTGACCGCGCTATCGCCAACGGGTCCGTTCATCGTGCGCGGGTTGCTGGAAAATCCCAACTCGTATGCGGCCAATCCTGGCGCTACCTTGGGGCCTGTAGGCGCTGGTGTCATATCGGTTGTCGATAGCATTGATCTTTTCGATGGAGCGACGCTCATTGGAGCGGTTGGTGGTATCAACGATACTCGTCCCGGAAGTTCGTCATTCCTTCCGACTGCTGTGAATGCCGCGAGGGCGTCGATAACGGTTACCGGGCAATTTCCGCTCTATACACCGATCGGGTTTTCTAACACTGGCGGTGCGCTGCCGGGAGGTTTGTCAACCGCCAGCACAGCGACGTATTGGGCCGGCTTCAATTCCGCAAGTGAGCTAATCCCCTGCATATCGAAAGACGTGGCTGGCAAGTTTGCGTTCGCCTATTACCATCTTGTAACGCCAGCCGCCGGGCTTGCGGTTGCGCTTACGTCTGTCTGCATTTCGGGTGGTGCGTATTACGCTTGCACTAAGGCGGGCACGAGTAGCGGTCAATTGCCGTCTGGCGCGACGTTTACCGACACGAATGGCGTCATATGGACTGCTATTTCGGCGCATCTGACGAGTGCTGGTACGGGCACACACCGATTGCAGCTTAAGGCGGGAACGTCGCAGAAAACAAAATGTGCCATCATGGGATCAGACTCCTATCCGTATTGGAGTGGAGCTGGGGCGTTGCCAAAGCTGTTGATTGGTTATGATTTTCCCTATTTGACCCAGCAGACAAAGACGGTTCCCAAGCTCGATCCAGCCGTAACATGCACTGGATGGATTGGTGCTCTCTCGACATATACTCAGAATTTGCCGATAAGTGATATTCCCCTTTCTATCGAAAATGGAGGGGAGTTTGTTGTTGATGAGAGGGTTAATCCGTTCTCGCCCAGTGCTGCCGCGTCAATCTATCTGCCGAATGATCCTGGTTTCATCACGCATATTCGCTGTATATCCATGTCGTTTATGGATCGCCAGTATTATCAGAGAGACGAAAGAGGGTTGTGCATTGTTTCGCACAATTACGGCCCTGCCAGGAATGGCGTTGGCGCATATCCCAACATGTCTCCACTTAATCCAAGAATCAGCACTCTTACCGGTGCTGGTAGTCCTGGCGGCTTTGGCCCGTGGAGTGGCCTTGCGGTTGATTGGTATGGGTATGGTGGCATTTATTCTCCTGACAGTCCAGAGACCAGCCATCTTCCGTTTCCACATTATTGGCCCTATGTGACGAGTGGTGATCCGCTATTTCTCGATGTTATGATGGAAATGGCGTCTGCCTGCGCGCTGGACACGGGAACAGGAGTGCAGGTTAGAAGTTGGACCAGTGGCACTCAGACATATACGTTTGCTGGCACTTGGGGGCAGCAAGGAAGGGGCACCGGATGGCAACTTAAGATGTGGTCCCAGGCCGAATGGGTAATCCCGACGAATCATCCAGCTAAACCGCTGTTCTCTGACATAATGGACGATACTGCGAGCCAAAGTCTTGCGTTTCATCGTGCTGCAATTTCACCAATAGGTCAGTCAACTGGTTGGACATATGATGTTTATCCACAAGGCAACGGTCAGGCCGTCGAGCCGTGGATGATAACATATATCAACTATTTTTATGCGTGGGAGGCATGGAAAGGCAATCGACCTGGCTGGGCTACTTGGCTTAGCACTTATCAAAACCTTGGATGGCTCGCTATATACAATAGCGACCGAGGGGGAACTGAAAAAGTTATTGATGCTCAGTGGACTAGGATCGGGACTGGTTCTGCTTCTGTATTCCCTCCCGCTGATGCTGACTGGACCATATCTGTTTACAGCAGGCTCGCTAATGCGACTAATGGGGCATATACCCCTCCTAATGCCTATCCGCCACCAGCCACGGCATTCATTTACGGAATAGGAACACAACAGGCGAGCACAGCCACTGGATATATTTACATCAATGGTCCATTGCCGTCGAGTTCTTATGCGGCGGCGGCGAGGGCAACAATGGTTCTGGCTAGCGCTGCTGGTTTGTCGGAATATACTACCGTCCTCAATAGGGTTAAGGCATTGCAGGCAGCCATTGGTGCTGGCGGTGTCAAGTATGTTCAGACCACCGGAGTGGGGAATGTGAATGGCCTCATGTGGTGCGCGGACTGATAGATGGCCCGCGTAGCTCTCACGTCCGGCGCGTACGAAGCAAGGAGCATAATCGCATCGGCACAGCGTTCCTTGAATCTATACGCTGAATCCAATCCCCAGGACGCCCCGGCTCCGTTCACGTACTACCCCACGCCAGGGACGCGCCTACTAGGCGCGGCTCCGACTGCCGGCTGGCGCGGGCTCTACGCCGCGACAAACGGCGTGCTCTACGGCGTGTGCGGCAACACGCTGTATCGCATTGGCTCTGACTGGTCATTCGCAAAGCTGGGCACCCTGACATCGTTGAGCGGCCCGGTCAGCATGGACGATAACGCCACCACGCTTGTTCTGGTGGACGGGACTACGGCGGGCTACACGGTTGACCTAGCCGCCGCGACTATGACGGCGATCAACAGCCCCGCGTTTTATGGGGCAACGGATGTATCTAATATTGATACGTACATGCTTCTCAATAAGCCTGGAACGCCTCAGTTCTATTCAAGCGACAGCAATTCTATTACCTTCGACGCTCTCTGGTTTGCAAACAAAGTCGCATACGCAGATTCTTTGGAGACATTGGCGGTTGCCCACCGCGAAATATGGTTGCTCGGGAGGACCACATCTGAGGTGTGGGTTGATGCCGGAGCGCCGCAATTTCCGTTTCAGGCTATGCAGGGCGTTTTTATCGACTACGGGTGCGAAGCGAAATATAGCGTCGCTAAGTCCGACAACGCGTTGTTCTGGCTGGCGCGCGATAAAGTGGGGCAGGGGGTCGTGCTGCGCGGCGCTGCCTACGAAGTAAAGCGCATCTCGACGCACGCCATTGAAGCTGCGATTTATGGTTACAGCACGATTAACGACGCCATCGGATACTGCTACCAGCAGCAAGGACACGTTTTCTACGTCCTGACGTTCCCGACCGCCGACAAGACGTGGGCATTCGACATCGCTACCGGCCAGTGGCACGAGCGCGCGTGGCTCGACGGTGATGGCGTCGAGCATCGGCACCGCAGCAACTGCCACGCATTCGCCTATGGGGCCAACGTGGTTGGCGACTGGCAAAACGGCAATCTCTACGCGCTGGACCTGAACACGTACACCGACAACGGCGCACCGATTAAGCGCGTGCGTGGCTTCCCGCACATGCTGGCGGATGGCAAGCGGGTGATTTATCGGCAGTTCATCGCTGATATGCAGGTGGGCACCACGACCGCGCCTGGCACTGTCATTGTGAGCCTGCGTTGGTCGGATGATCGCGGCGCGAGCTGGAGCAACCCCATTCAGGGTAGTCTCGGCGCGACGGGCGAATATCTTACGTCCATCCAGTTCCAGAGGCTCGGAATGGCGAGGGACAGGGTGTTTGAGGTCGCGTGGAGCGAGCCGATCCCGACCGCGCTCAACGGCGCATTTATCGACTCGAAAGTTGCAGCCACCTAATTTGACGAGGGTTTTTCAATGACTGGTTTTTCCGATTATGCGGCGCGGAAGGTGCTTGACCATTCGGTTGGCAAGACTTCTTGGACAATGCCGACTGCCTATGTGGCGCTATATACGGTGCTTCCGGGGGACGCTGGCACTGGCGGAACGGAAGTGTCAACCGGCTCCTACGCTCGCGTAGCCACGTCCGGCACCACATGGAACGCAGCGGCAGCCAGTGCACCTTCCTCCAACAGCAACGCGACTGCCATCACGTTCCCGACCACTACTGGATCGTGGGGTTCGGTTGTCGGCTGGACGCTGATGGACGCGTCCACCGCTGGCAACCAAATCTGGGCGGATTATTTCGGCAGTTTTTCGTATCTGCCGTTCACATGCACGAGCGCAACGCCTGGCGTTCTGACTGTTCCGGCGCATGGGTTCAGCAACGGCGATACGGTCATTGTGACGGCTGAGGATGGCGGCGTGCTGCCTGCCACCGGAGGCTCTTGGGCTGGCCTGTTGACCGTTGCAGGTGTCACCACTGACACCTTCAATGTCAGCGTGAACACCACTGGCACCGGCTCCGGCATGGTGCGAAAGGTGGTCGCGGTATCCATCGGAAGCGGTGTCACGCCTTCGTTCTCCGGCGGCACTCCGGGGCAGTTCGTCCTCACGCTAGCCTAGTGCTCCC